GGATCCACCGTACGGCCTGTCCTTTATGGGGAAGCGTTGGGATTACGACGTACCAGCCGTTGAGGTTTGGGAGCAATGCTTGCGGGTTCTAAAGCCCGGCGGACACCTGCTAGCCTTCGCGGGCACTCGGACGCAGCATCGGATGGCGGTTAGGATCGAGGATGCCGGATTCGAGATTCGAGACTTGATTGCCTGGGTCTACGGATCGGGTTTCCCAAAGTCGCTGGACATTAGCAAAGCGATTGATAGAGAGGCGGGGGCGGAGCGGACAAAGATTCCTGTGGGTGATCCAGTTAAGCGGATGATTCCCGGCGCGGATCAGGATAAGACGGGCAGTTGGATCAAAGACAATGGCAGGGAGTATCAACCGGGCGTCGAGATACCCGCAACCGAAGCCGCAAAGCAGTGGCAAGGCCGGGGGACTGCTCTTAAACCGGCCTTTGAGCCTGTCACGATGGCTCGAAAGCCGTTTGCCTCAACCGTAGCGGCGAACGTGCTAGAGCATGGCACAGGGGGTTTAAACGTGGACGGGTGCAGGGTTCCTTCGGAGGACGTTCTGCCCAAGATGAATGGAAGAGCAATTCTTGGCGGGTCGTCCGATGGCTGGGATCGCCCTTGGAAAAACAGTGAGGAGGGGCTAGCTCGTAGACAAGCGGCTGCGGATAAGGCCATAGAAAAAGCGAACGAATTAGGCCGATGGCCTGCCAACTTTATCCACGATGGGAGCGATGAGGCGACCGGATTGCTAGGCGATGCAGCCCGGTTTTTCTATACCGCCAAGGCAAGCAAAGCGGATAGGGATGCAGGGTGCGAGGCGATGGAACTGAGACGAATTGCAAAGCTGGGTGGGTCAGACAACGAACGCAATGATTTAGATCCGGTAAGTGAGCGTTTCAGGACGCAACCAGGCCGAAACCATCACCCAACAGTCAAGCCGACTGACCTGATGCGATACCTATGCAGGCTTGTTACTCCATCGGGCGGAATTGTCCTCGATCCCTTCACGGGTTCGGGATCAACCGGCAAGGCGGCTATCCTCGAAGGGTTCAGGTTTATCGGTATTGAACGCGAAGCGGAATACATCGAGATTGCACGGGCAAGGATTCAGCGAGAAGCCGAAAAGCCTCGTCAGCCTACCCTATTCGACTAAAGGTTGGCTCGCCTGGGCAAAGGTGCCTGCTTTCATGGGGCAGGAATCCCGCTGAACGAGCTGGTGCGCGGTAAGTGCCGGTGTCTCACCTAACTACCGCATCAACCTCCACGCTCCGCCTCGAAAGGGGCGGGGCGTTCTTCTAATCCTTTAACGTGACGAGTGAGTAAATGGAAAAAGAAATCTACAACGGGCGGTACATCGCCTACAGCAACGGCGATATAGCAAACGCGGTGACGGGCCGTATCCTATCTGGCGGAAAGAACTCCAGAGGCTACTTGACGGTGAGTCTTTACGATGGATCAAGCCCAAAGCGGCCTAAGTCGTTCTTGGTTCATCGCCTGATTGCACAAGCGTTTCTAGGTGACGATGACGGCAAGCAGATCAACCACAAGAACGGCAATAAACTCGACAACCGAGTTGAGAATCTTGAATGGGTGACGAATCAAGAAAACGTCGATCACGCTAGATTCGTTCTTGGCAAGGATGGTTTCGGCGTTAAGTCACCTCGATGCAAGATTGCACCTGAGATCGTTGAGCGTATTAAGCAACGCGACCGGACAGCTCCTTCATGGGCGGCGGAACTTGGTTGCAGCGTGGATTACATCTATCAAATCAGATCAGGCCGGTATCGGTCGAGAGGGTAAGAAAAATGCAACTCCGCGACTATCAACGCTCGTCAGTCGATGCGGCGTATCAGTACCTAAAAGACTTTCAAGGCAATCCGGTTATCTGCTTGCCGACAGGAGCAGGGAAGTCGATTGTTATCGCGGAACTAGCACGCATCGCGGTGCAGGACTTCGGCGGTCGTGTGCTAGTCTTGCAGCATCGCAAAGAGTTGATCGAGCAGAATGCCGAGAAGATTCGAGCGTTACTACCGGGCATTGAGGTTGGCTTATTCTCGGCGGCATTGAAGCAGCGGGAATGCTCGCAGGATGTTGTTGTCGGTGGCATCCAGAGTATCTACAAGCACGCCAATATACTCGGTAGGCGTAATCTCATCGTCATTGATGAGTGCCATCTGTGCAGCGACAACGCGAATAGCATGTACGGCAAGTTGCTTACAGACATTGCATCGCTAGGCTATTCTCATCGCGTTGTGGGGTTAACGGCAACTCCCTACAGAACGGAAAGCGGCAAGATTTACGGCGTCGAGAAGTTGTTCACCGACATTATCGAGAAGGCGACCGTACCGCAACTCATCAAGGGTGGCTACTTATGTCCCATCGTCAATACAGACGCGGACGCTTCGGTAGATACAAGCGACCTGCACAAGCGAGGCGGTGAGTTTATCCAAGCCGAAGTAGAGCAGTTATTCGGCAACGAGCCAGAGATTGAAGCGGCGGTTAATGAGATCCTACAAAAGACGGCCAATAGACACAGCGTGATGGTATTTTGCACTTCGGTGATGCACGCCAAAACGGTTGCAAACATGATCTATCAACGCGTCGGGTTATGCGTCGATTTGATTACCGGCGAAAGCACCAACGAACACAGACGAAACGTAGCAGAGCGTTTTCGATCATTGCAACTCAAGTATCTTGTCAACGTAGATGTTCTTACGACCGGGTTTGATGCTCCAGTTGTCGATGCGATTGCGATACTGAGGGCGACCGCTTCCCCTGGTTTGTACGTGCAGATTGTAGGGCGTGGACTGCGTACGCACGAATCCAAGACGGATTGCCTAGTGCTAGACTTCGGAGAAAACATTCGGCGTCACGGTGCGATTGACCGGGTGCGAGGGCGACCGAAGGCACCCAAAGAAACCGAGCCAAAAGAACAGGCCGAAGGCGAAGAGGATGAGGAAAAACAGTCCGGCAAAATGTGCCCGGCTTGTGAAGTCTACTCGCTTCCATCTGAGACGCATTGCGAATGCGGATACCGCTTTCCAGTTGTGTTTCGACATGGCGATACAGCGGAGCGTGAGGTGTCGATTATCTCGGACGGCAAGCCTAGAGTCTACAACGTGCGGCATATCGTCTACGGCAAGAGCAAAGCTAAAGACAAGCCGGCAAGCATGACCGTTTTGTATATCGTGCAAAGCGGCGAAAAGACTAGGTTACCGGATGACTCACCGATGGAATTCGTAGCATTCGAGTCTGACAAGCCGTTTGCAGTCGAACAGGCTAGGCGATGGTGGGCGAAGAGGACAATCCTGCCGTTTCCACAAACGACTGACGAAGCATTAGCGATTGCTAAAAGCGGAGAACTTGGAACGCCGAGCGTGATTAACGCGGAGCGAGATGGAAGGTATTGGAAGATCACTACAGGCCCAACTAGAAAAGATAACGAGGTTGCCCAAGATGTTTCCTAAGTGTTTAACCGAGCGTAGGCAGTGGATAACCTGGACGCTTACGGCGGACGGCAAGAAGATCCCCAACTCGCCTAGCAATCAGCCGAAGACTTGGTTTGATTACGACGAGGTAAAAAGCAATGAGCGAATCGCTTATGTGTTCTCTTCCGACGATCCTTTTGTCGGCATCGATCTAGATAATTGCATCGACGAATTTGGCGAATACAGCGAGGTTGCTACCTATTGCCTCGATTTGTTTAAGGGCAAAGCATACTGCGAAACTTCGCAAAGTGGACGCGGTTTGCACTTCATCGTTCGAGGTAAAAAGCCGGATTGGTCGGTATGCAGTCGGCAAGGTGTCGAGTGCTACGAACACGGTCGGTTCTGGGTAATGACTGGCGATGTGCTGGACGGATACAACGAGCCGCAAGAATGCCAAGCGGAACTTGAGATATTTCTAGGTGACTACCTTCGCAAGCCTGAGCCGCAACGGGTGCTTAGTGTCGCTTCCATGCGATGCGAAACGCAACTCGAAGAGCGAATACAAGCCTACGCACAGAATGCAGAGGCAGCCCCGCAGGGAGATCGTAACAACGCAGCTTTCAGGCTTGCCGGCCACTTATGGGCTATGGTAGGCGATGATGGGCAGCGACCCAGCGAAGAGATCGTACTAGACGCGGTGCGAGGTTGGGCGTCAAGATGTTCGCCTCCTATGGATGATTCTGAGGTAATCAAGGCGGTCGAGAATGCACGCACGAAGGGAACGCCAAGAGACGCGAAACTGCCGGGCATGATTGCCATTGACGGAGCAGAAGAAGGCGGACGGATTGCCGAGCTACTTTGGCCGACGAAGGCAGCGGAGCTCGCCAGCGAAGACGACGACGGAGACGAGGAGTTTTGCTTGGCTATGCTCCCTGAGTCTGGATTGATCCGCATGGTATACGACTACTACTTTGACTTGGCGATCAGACCAAGCCCTATCATGGGGCTGTCTGTTGCAATCTCGACGATGGAGGTATTGCTAGGTCAAAAAGTAGCAACGCACACAGACCTGCGGACGAACGATTACAACCTCATTATCGCTCAAACCGCATCCGGTAAAGAGGCTTGCAAGTCGGCGATCACCAAGATATTTGACGCATCTGGATGCGGTCACCTCTTGCTAGCGGCGGACGTTCAATCGGGAAACGGATTGATTACGGCGATCAAGTCGCAGCCGGTTTGCTTGTGGATTGGCGATGAGTTTGGCAAGGTGCTGCAGGGGATCCTTGACAAGAAAGGCTCGCAGCATCTCAAGAACATCGGCAAGCACTTACTGAGTCTTTACGGTGAGTCAGCCGGAAAGTTTCTCGGAGCGGCTCACGCAGCGGGTGCGAAAAACGAGATCGACCAGCCGCATCTTTGCATCCTTGGGCTATCGACTGGATCGACCATATTTGAGGGCCTTTCAGCCGATCACGTTAGCGACGGGTTGCTCAACCGTATCTCGTTTTGGCCGGTTCAAGAGCGACCGAAGCGGAAGAGGAACTACAGGACTCCAAAGGTGCCTAGCGAACTAAGCGACCTTGTGTCGAAGTGGGCGAGCCTTACAACCTCGGTGGGAAACATCGCTTCGATGAATCCGCAAGCGATCCAATTCGGCATCACAACCGAGGCTTGCGAGCGATGGGAGCAGCATAGTTTCGCAATCGATGAAAAGATGGAGTCTGAGTCTTCGCAACGCTCGGCAATGTGGGGACGCACGGCGGCTAGGAGTCTAATGCTTGCGTTGGTGCATCGATGTAGCCGCATGGCATCCCCAACAGAGATCAGTCCCGTTGTTGCGATTGAAATGCAGGATATCCAGTGGGGAATAAAGTTGTCTAATTGGCTTTCTCGCATCGCTTGCGATCTAGTCGAACAGAATATGGTGGACAAGTCTCTGACGCTTGCAGCGAAGGTTTTAAGCGATCTAGCGGCCCGTGGGCCGGTCAACAGTCGAGATGCTCTTCGGCTGTGTCGATCATTAACGGCGGGTGACCTCGAAGCCGCAGCGGTCAAGTTAGGTTTTCGCGTCGAGTTTGTCACCACTGGCAAGCGAAAAAAGAAGGTTTTTGTACGCGTTACCGGGGGGCAAAAATGACCAGTCCATTTCATTCTGTCCCAAAAAGGGTGCGCAGCTTGAAACTAATACAAGCCAGTATGGTATTAGCGGAAGTATTGCCAAAACTCATTCTGTCCCATTCTGTCCCATTCTGTCCCGGACAGTTTGAACAGCTTCAAAGCGTTGTTAAGAGTGGTTTTTCTGCCCTTAGCTATATAAAATAGTAGTAGTATTAGTATTTTATGGTAGTTCTTATAGTGTTCTTTCCTTTCTGTCCTTCTGTCCGGGGGTTTCCTGTAGGGTGGTAGTAGTACCCCTCTCTAGGGGGTAGGCTCTCTAGGGTGGTTGGTATTGGGGGGTCTATATAGGGACACGAGGACATTTTGGACAGAATGAAACACGCTCGAAATAAAATATACAATCCAATTGACCGACAGCCAAAAGAATATAGAATTGCAGCGGGTTTGTAAGTTTATATTTTAGTAAAGGGTTGATCGATGAAGAAGCGAACGATGTTCATGCCTACCACTCAGCCGGAAAACTTTGTAGATGAGTTCCAAAAGGCAGCGAAGGTTTTGGGTGTAGGGTTCTCGCAATGGGTTGGGGATGCTTGCGTTGAGTTTCTTGCCAAGCAGACTGGCGAAAGCGTTGAAGATGTTCGAGCAAGGCTTGGGGATAGGATTGCGAGAGGAAGACCAGCGACAAAGGAGGCAAAGTAATGGCAATCAGCCTTACGGACATGGCAAGAGAGATCGAGCATTTACAAGCACTGCTCGCAGAGCAGACATCGGAAATCAAGTCGCTTCAATCGCAACTTGCGAAGACGGCGAAAGACAGGACGCGATACCGCGACCGAAGCGAAGAGTTACGGGCGGAACTGGCGAAGTACGTCAGACCGGATAATCCAGTTTTGAGAGGAAAGAAGAAATGAGCGAACACAAGTTCAAGGTTGGGGATCGGGTACGGGTAATCACTAAATCAGGAAACGACCCGCTGATTGGTAAACTCGGAACAATACTCGAAAGCAATGATCGAGATATTTACGTGCTTGCGTCGATTGACGGAGTCGAGGCGTCGAAGGTCTGGTTTGCTAGATGTAATCTGGAGCTGGCCGAACCTGCCCCAATCGCCAGCGAATGCTTGACAGTTGACAACGTCAATCATCCACCGCACTACAATCAAGGCGGGATTGAGTGCATCGAGGCGATCAAGGCGGCAACAGGTAGCGGATTCGTCAAGTATTGCACGGGTAACGTAATCAAGTACCTTTGGCGATACGACAACAAAGGAGGCTTAGAAGACCTCAAAAAAGCGGCGTGGTATTTAGATCGAGCGATCAAGGAGATGGAGGTGAGCAGTGAGTAAAAACATAATTCTCGGCATTGATCCAGGGCCAAAGGAGCATGCGTTTGTGTGGTGGGACTGCGAGGAGAATCGGGTTGTCGAACTCGGCACGTTTGGTAGTTTCCTCCACTTCGCGGAGTGGGAAAAACGCGAGATGCTTTGCAAGGTCAAGACCGTTGCCTGCGAGTGGATCGAGTCGTACGGGATGGCTGTCGGACAGGAGGTGTTTCGCACGGTCGCCGGCATCGGATGGCTAGCGGGAACGATTGGAACTGAGGTTAGGTTGGTGCCAAGGAAGTCGGTTAAAATGCACTTGTGCAACTCGATGCGAGCGAAAGATGCAAACATCCGCCAAGCGTTGATTGACCGCTTCGGAGTGGTAGGCACGAAGAAGGCACCGGGGCCGTTGTTTGGCGTCAGTAGCCACTACTGGGCGGCGTTAGCTGTTGCGGTTTACGCGGCGGAGACGCAAGCGAAGGACGGGGAGTATTGGATTGAGGATCTGCGGAAGCGGTCTATCATTTAAGCAAAGTTTGCAATCCACCTGACACTTGCTACAATGCAAGGAACCAAGGGAGGGTGTGACATGCAAGACTTGCTAAAGTCGAAGAGATTTTGGGCAGCGGCTGCGGTCGTTGCCGTTGTCGTCTTAAAGGACAAGGTGCCGTTGAGCGAAGAGCAGATTCAACAGCTTGTGCTTGCTGTTGGAGCGTGGATCGTGGGTGATTCGATCCGACCACTGCCAAAGCCTGATGAGGTGGCAAAGTGAGTCTATTTAAGCGATGCGAAACGGCATGGCGTCCCGACGACGCGATCCGAATCTACAACGAGACTGGCGGAGATCGTCAAGCATTCCGCAGGGCCTATCGCCAGCATGCAAAGACCGTCTACGGCCTTGACCCAGTGACGGTTATCATGCTGGTGCAAATGGCGATTAGGTTGTACTTTTGGGCGAAGGAAAACGGATTTCTCAGTGCGATCCCTCAAGCCCAATACAGCAATGCTCCCTCGGCAGCTCAACTTTACGCAGAGGCAGAGATTGAGGCGGAAAGTAGCGACGATGAATAAGGGCGAGAGCAATTGGCTACCTTGGATCATCGCAGCGGGTGCGATCTACTTTGCATTCCAGCGACCGGCTAACGTCGATCCAAAGCCCGCCGATATCAAGGGCGTTGTGTCCTCAACGCTTCCCAACATTAGAGCGGCGTATCGTGCGGCATTTCTTGAGGCGGCTAGCAAGATCGAAAAGCGGGAGATTGTGAACCAAGAGCAGTGGACGCAATTCATCGCGGCGAATGCTGGAGCGAAGTTCCGGGAAGGCATGGACAAGGTGTATTCCGCGATTGACGAAATGAAACTACCAGTTGAGTTCACAGGACGCGAAAAAGAGATTGCAGACCTCAACCGAAGGATTGCTGAATCGTGGTAGGCATCATCCGCAACGTCATGACTTACATTGAGGCTTGGATATTTGCCGATGACGGGATAGTGAAGGCGTTGTTTCTGGTCGCTATGCTTTGGGCTAGCTTCGGAGCGGGTTACTACCAAGGCCGAAAGGTTGCAGAGCGTGAAGCGTTGCAGCAACTGGCGAAGATCATGCTTGAAGAAAAGGCAGGGAAGTAAATGGACTGCAAAGAACTGGAAAACAAGTTGCTGGAACTTGAAGCGAAGCAAGCACAACGCAACGAGCATTTAACCGGCGGCATGGTGTTGGCGTTGTTGTTTGCGTCCATTGCTTTGATTGTTGTTTTTATGTGCTCTGTTGAGCATCATCGACGGCTTGAGCGGCTTGAGCATGCTCAAGGCATCGACGCAATCGGGAGGCGGACGAAGTGAGCGAATTTTTTACCGGCTACGATCCAACGATTGAGCGACGCGACGAACTGCAAAATACGGCAACTCCGGTTGGCTTTACGGTGCGAGACTACGAAGCACCGGAAGAGATGGATTTTCGCAAGTACGTCAGGCACGACAAGCAAGGCAATATGGGATCGTGCGGCGGGTTCGGTAACACAAACGGCGGCGAATGTCTTTGGGGACTTGCTCACGGCGGATGGAGCGACGACAGGCAGTTTTCGGCGTTGTTTTCGTACTTGGAGGCGCAGCGGCTAGATGGATTACTTGGACGCGATGCGGGATCGACCATCAGTAGCGGCTTAAAGATCAGCAAGGAACTCGGCTATCTGCTTGAGTCTGATTTGCCATATCAGACTCCATATCCAGGCAACGCACGCACGCTAATCACAAACGATATGCGAGGCAAGGCGGGGACGATGAAGATTCGCTCGCATGCTTGGCTTGAGAACTACGACGCAATTAAAAACTACATGGCATCGCAGGCGGGAGTCTGCTACGTCGGAACACCTTGGAACGATTCTTTTTATGGTCGAAATGGGGTTGTCGAGTCGGTGAACTTTACGCGGTTCGATGGAGGCCATGCGTATCTATTTGCAGGCTACTCCAGACGCAAAGACAGCAAGGGCCGCAATTACATCTGGCGGCTTAACAGCCATAACGATTCATGGACGGAAATTGCCCCTTCGGTAATCGATGCACTTTGTAAGCATCAGTACACATCGATTGTCGGCATCAGTGACTTGAGCCTACCAGGGCCGCGTAGCGTATCGTGGCTAACATCGAGGCCATTGGGATGAACAAACACGGAGGTTTGATTATGGTATTGCTGTTTTTTGCGTTGTTGTTTTGGGCACAAACTCCGCCGGTAAGCGATCCTACCCAATGCGACATTGCACCGACTTCGAGCGAGTTGATAAGCGAGCTTGAGCAAGCCGCAAATACGCTGATTGAGACTGAGGTTGCGGTCGATCC